GGGCTCTGTTCTGCCGTTGCCAGCACGCGCGCAGCCCCCGATGGCGTCCAGCGGCCTGCTACAGGCCAAAGCCGGTGCCTCCGACGACATCAAATCGACTACTGGGCAGTATGACTCAAGCCTCGGTGCCACCAGCAACGAGCGGTCGGGTAGGGCCATTTTGGCTCGCGAAAAGCAGGGCGATACGGGCACCTACCACTACGTTGATAACTTGGCCCGAGCTATTCGCTACTGCACCCGGCAAATAGTAGACTTGATACCGAAAATCTACGATACGCAACGAATTGCGCGGATTATCGGGATTGATGGCGAAGCTAATTCGGCAAAGATTGACCCGATGCAGCAGGAGCCTGTCCGCAAAATTGTGGACCAGATGGGCAACACTATTGAGAAAATCTACAACCCTGGGGTTGGCAAGTACGACGTCTGCGTGACGACTGGTCCGAGCTACATGACCAAGCGGCAAGAGGCGATGGACGCCATGTCGCAGATTCTGCAAGGCAACCCGCAGCTGTGGGCGGTAGCCGGCGACCTGTTCATCAAGAACATGGACTGGCCGGGCGCGCAGGAGATGGCAAAACGGTTTGAAAAGACCATCGACCCGAAACTGTTGGCTGACGACGACAAGTCACCGGCGTTACAGCAGGCCGAGCAGCAGATGCAGGCGATGGGGCAGGAGATGGAGCAGATGCACGCCATGCTCCAGAGCGTCGCGCAGTCGATGGAAGCGCAAGAGCTTAACATCAAGCGTTATGAAGCCGAAACGAAGCGGATTAGCGCCACGATGGCGGGCATGACGCCAGACCAAGTGCAAGATGTGGTGCTAGGCACTATCCACGGTATGATGGAGTCCGGCGACCTGATGCCGCAAAACTCTGGGATGCCTGAGATGCCAGCGCAAGAAATGATGGGCGAACAGCCCCCGATGCCGCCTGAGATGCCTCCTGAGATGATGCAGCAGGAGCCGATGCAATGAAGGTTGCTGAATTTGTAGGGTTGTTCTTTTTAGCGCGGGACGTGACGCACAGCGTGCATTTGAACACCCGCAGTTACGCCAAGCACAAGGCGTTGCAAGAGTTCTACGAAGAAATTGTGGGCTTGGCGGACGGGTTTGCTGAAGCCTATCAGGGCCGGCATGGCCTGATTGGCCCCATTTCGCTGCAATCCACTAAGAAGACCAGCAACGTGGTGGAGTTCCTGCAAAACCAAGTGGAAGAAATTGAAGCCGCTAGGTACACCGTGTGTTCTAAGACCGACACGCCGTTGCAGAACCTGATTGATGGTATTGTGGAATTGTATCTGTCCACGCTGTACAAACTTAAATTTCTTTCGTGAGGTTTATATGGCTTTAGCTTCTTACATTACCGCCACGGCCAATCTAAAGCCTAGCTTCGGTAAACTTAAAGGCATTTTCGTTAGCGCAGCGTCTAGCACGCCGACCATTACGATTTACGATTCTGCCGCAGCAACAACGACCAAAACGCTAATTGGTGTGTTTACGCCCGTGTCGGCAACCAATTATTTTTTCCCGGCAGACGGCCTTCAGTTTAATAACGGGTTGTATATCGTCATTAGCGGAACTGTTGCCGCAACTGTTTCTTTTGAATAGTTATTGCTAGTTTTACCCATATAGGGTAAAAACGCACAAACCGTACCGGTGAGGTTTACCGGGGGCTTTTAAGGAGCCAGTGATGAGTGGTGAAGAACTGTTAGCGGAAGTACCCGCGCCGGAACAGGTAGCGACGGCAGCTCCTGAACCCGATGTTTCAGCGCCGGAAGTTGAAGAGCAGGCAGAGCCCAAGACCTTTACACAAGAAGAGCTTGACGCGATTGTCAGCAAACGGCTTGGAAGAGAGCAGCGTAAGTGGGAAAGGGCTCAGCAGCAGAAAGCACCGGCACAACCGGTCGAACTGCCGCCAGCTGACCAGTTTGAAAGCGTAGAGGCGTATGCCGATGCGCTGGCTTTGCGTAAAGCGGAACAACTGATTCAGCAGCGAACGGTTCAGCAGCAGCAAACTGAAGTTCTTGAGGCTTATCACGACCGCGAAGAGGAAGCGCGGGGCAAGTACAATGACTTTGAACAAGTCGCGTACAACCCGAATCTTCCGATTACGAACGTGATGGCTGAAACGATTCACGCTTCCGATATTGGCCCCGATTTGGCGTATTACCTTGGGTCCAATCCGAAAGAAGCTGACCGTATTTCCCGGTTATCGCCGTATTTGCAAGCTAAAGAAATTGGCCGTTTGGAAGCCAAATTGGTTTCTGAACCGGTAACAAAACGGGTAACTAACGCGCCAGAGCCTATTCAACCCGGTAAACCGCGAAGTGCTTCGGCACCGAGCTTTGATACCACTGACCCTCGGTCTATCAAAAGTATGACCGCATCGCAGTGGATTGAAGCAGAGCGGCAACGCCAGATGAAGAAGCTAGAAGCGCAAAGACTTCGCTAACTAGGAGATATCATGTCTAACTCAATCCTTACGATTGATATGATCACTCGGAAAGCTCTCGAAATCCTCGAGAACAACCTGGTGATTTCCCGCAACGTGAACCGTCAATACGACGATTCCTTTGCCGTTGAAGGCGCCAAAATTGGCTCGACCCTTCGCATCCGTCTGCCTGACCGCGCGCTCGTCACCGATGGCGCTGCCCTCCAAGTGCAGGACGACAACGAACAGTTCACCACCCTGACTGTTGCTTCGCAGAAGCACATCGGCGTGAACTTTACTTCCGCCGAACTCACCATGCAGTTGGATGACTTTGCGGAACGTGTGCTGAAACCCCGCGTTAGCCAGCTGGCTGCCTCGGTTGATGCTGACGTCGCAAATGCGTACAAGAGCATCTTCCAGTCGGTTGGCACCCCCGGCACCGTTCCGGCTACTTCGCTCGTTCTGTTGCAGGCGCAGCAGAAGCTGAACGAATCCGCCGCTGGTATGGCGCCGCGTTACGCCACCGTTAACCCGGCGGCCAACGCTGGTCTGGTCGAAGGCATGAAGGGCCTCTTTAACCCGGTTGATACTGTTAGCCGTCAGTTCAAGAACGGCATGATGGGCCAGGGCGTTCTGGGCCTTGACGAAATCAACATGTCGCAGTCCATCGTCCAGCACACCACCGGTAGCCGTTCTACCTCCGACACCATTCTGGTGAACGGTGCGGTCAGCACCCAAGGTGCTACCACCATCAACCTTGATGGCGGCACCGCTTCAGCAACAATTGCTGTTGGTGACGTGTTTACGATTGCTGGTGTTTTTGCTGTCAACCCGCAGACCCGTCAGTCCACCGGTTCGCTCCAGCAGTTCGTCTGCACCGCGACCGCCACTGCGTCCAGCGGCGCGTGGACCAACGTGGCGATTTCGCCGCCTATCTTTACCAGCGCGAACGCTTTGGCTACCGTGGATTCGTTCCCGGCTGACAACGCTGTCGTGACCTTTGTTGGTTCTGCTTCGACCCAGTACCCACAGAATCTGGTTTACCACAAAGACGCCATTACGCTGGCGACTGCTGACCTCCTGCTTCCGCAGGGCGTGGACATGGCTAGCCGCCAAGTTCACAACGGCATCAGCCTGCGTGTTGTCCGTCAGTACGACATCAACAACGACCGTATGCCTTGCCGTATCGACGTGTTGTATGGTTTCTCAACCATCCGCCCGCCGATGGCCTGCCGCATCTGGGGTTAAGGAGAAAATATCATGGCATTTCCTTCTACCGGCAACGGCTATCAGACTACTGACGGCAATGTTAACGAAATCACTTTGGTGATTCAGGGCGCCCCGGCTACGGTTTCGGCGGCGGGCACTCTGACGGCGGCTCAACTGTTGACGGGTTTGATTGTCGCTAGCGGCACGCCTGGCACGCAGACGCTGCCTACGGTGGCTTTGCTTGAGGCTGCGCTGCCCAACGTGAAAGTGGACAGCGGGTTCAACTTGAATCTGATCAACACGGCTGGCTCTACCGCCACCGTGGCGACCGGCACGGGTTGGACGATTGTGGGCACGGCAACCGCTGCGACTGTTACGTCTGCCGCGTTCCGCGCACGCAAGACCGGCGACGGCTCTTGGACGCTGTACCGAATCGCCTAAAAAGCGAATAGGAACGGGGTGGGTAACCACCCCGTTTTCTTTATGCACATCTACCTCAGACACCCCAGACATGGCACCAAAGTCGCTATCGCGGACGCGGAAGCGGATGCGGATGAACGTAATGGATGGGTGCGATATACTCCCGGTGAACCGGAAGTTCCGGTCAATGAATTAGAGGCTAAACGCCGCCGCCGACCCGCCGCATAGGAGTTTCCGCCGTGCAGAGATATGTCAACTTTATAGCGTCCACGACCTCCACCAGCTCGACGCTAATGGTTCTTTCTAACGCCACCTGCACGGTCTATGTCGCCGGCACTTCTACAGCAGCCACGCTGTACAGCGACAATGGCATCACGCCGTTGGCTAACCCGTTCCTATCGTCTTCGACCGGCCAGGTAGCGTTCTACGCCGCTAACGGACTGTATGACCTTGTAGTGTCCAAGATTGGCTATCTGACCGTTACCATCAGCGCCATTGAGTTAGACGATCTTCTAGCCCCCTCCGGCAGCAACAGTGTTGGCTATCTGCCAGCCGGAACAGGCGCAGTTGCGACAACCGTCCAGACCAAATTGCGCGAAAGCGTGAGTGTGTTGGATTTCGGCGCGGTTGGCGATGGGGTAGCGGATGACACCACAGCAATTGTAAACGCGATTACTGCAGCGCAAGCCGCTTATAAATCGGTTTATTTCCCCGGCGGTAAATACCGAGTGACCACCGGCGGGATTAACATTGCAGGAGTGGCGCTTATCGGGGCCGGCGTGCCGGAATTTGGCAATACCTACAACGACAATTCATCCGTTATTTTGTTGGATTCCACAACGGTCACGCCATTTATTCTTGGGCTTGGATGGAACATTAGCGGGCTGACGTTTTTCTATCCCAATCAAGACGGCACAGCCGTTACGCCAATCGTGTACCCACCGCTGTTCACAGGCACTTATGTGGCCGGCGGCATCATGAACAACGTCACCGTTTTGAACGCTTATCAAGTGTTCAAATTTACTTCTGGCACTGCCATCGGTGATTTTCGTTTAGACCAATGCCGTATGTATGGCATCGATAAAGTGTTTTGGTTTTTGCAAGGCGCGCCAGAAGTCATCAACGTCAGCGACTGCATTTTTTCCCATGGAATTTTTGTTCCTTCTTATGTGCCGAATGTGTATTTACGGGATTACACAAGCGCAAGCGGCGAGTTTGTGCGGATAGACGTTGCAGCTTCAAGCAAGACTTCAGTTGATGGGTTTAACCTAAACCAATCATTGGTTTATGGGTATAGGTACGGCATCCGAGTGCTTTCTGGAATTTTAAGCGTTAGCACCATTAACAACAATTGGTTTGACCAAGTACGCACGGCTCTTTCTGTTGAGACTCCTGGAACTATTGCCAACACCCGCTGGACAGGAAATTACCATTGGTCTATGCGGCCAGGGTTTGTTGCGGGAACGCCTGCAACGTATGGTTACAACACTACAGACCCAACCATATTTTCCAGTGCATCAGGCGGCGGGGGGAACTTGCTTATTGTTGACAATGATTTTGTTTGGAGTCAAGGCAGCCACATTTCGTGGACTGCTGCGTCATTTGAAGACGTAAAAATTACAGACAACAGGTTTCGTAGTTGGGGCAAAGACGCTGTAAGCGCACCTACTAGTTATTACGGCATTAGCGCAACAGATGGAACATTAAACGGCTCAATTGGCCTTAATAAATTTCAGCCAACTGGCGGCGTAATTGCACACAACAGGAACGGAATTGGTATTGGAAATGCGGCGGATGTTGCAATTGTTACCAACGAGTTTGACGATTGTTATTTACCAATTTGGATTATTGCCGCAACCCGAGTGCGTATATTAGCTAACACTAGCACTGGATCTACTTTTTCGGCTGCGTTGAAAAATGACGCAGCCGCAGGTGTTTTGCAATCAAGTGCAAACCGTTGGGATAAAGCGCCAACCGGGCCAAGCGGCGCGCCTTCTTTTAGCGCAAACGCCGGCACTCAAACATTCACTGGCGCAAAAACTCAAGCCACGTTTACAAACGCAGAACCGTTTGACCGCGATGTTAATTTTGCGTCCAGCACGTTCACCGCGCCATCGACCGATGATTACGAGTTTAACGTTCAGTTAAACAACACAACCGGCGTCACGTTAGGTGATGTATGGGCGTTGTCCATTGAAGCAGCCGGCGGTGCAACTCAAGTTTTTGCGAGGTCTGTTTATGTCACTGCTAATTCAAGCGTATCGTCGCCGTTAAGTTGTTCGGCCACATTTAGTTTGACTGCCGGTGATACGGTTATTGCATATGTCACACGAGTTTCCGGGACAGGAGACTATGTAACGATTAACAACGCGAACTACAACACGTTTACCGGCAAGCGGATTCCGTACTGATGACCTCCCGGCTGTTGTTTGAACTAGAACACCTGCTTATCGCCCTTGTCGTGCAGGCCGCCATTGGCTTTGCGACCGGCAACTGGTGGACTGGCGCTGCGCTGGGAGCTGGCATATTCATTGGCCGCGAACACGCCCAAGCCGAGTACAAGTGGATTGAACATTACGGCCAAGGGCGGCGCGCCAACCTGCCTTGGTGGGGTTGGGCTGACCGGCGGGTGTGGGATGTTCATTCTTGGTTCTGGAATTTATCATTGCCCATAGCGGCTGTGCTTCTAATGGCCGGAGTAATGTGAAATGACAATTATTGTCCCATCAACTTCGTTTACGACGTCAACGACAGCGGGCGACCAAATCAACGCCGCGTTGCGGTTGATTGGACAATTAGCTGAAGGCGAAGTGCCGTCTGCGGCTACCGCACAAGATGCGTTGACCGCCATGAATCAAATGATTGATTCGTGGAACACCGAGCGCCTTAGCGTGTTCTCAACGCAAGACCAAGTGTTTAGCTGGCCCCCGAACACTATCAGCCGCACGTTGGGCCCGTCTGGCGACTTTGTGGGCAACCGCCCTATCCTGCTTGATGATTCGACGTACTTTAAGGACGCTTCTACGGGCATTTCGTTCGGCATCAAAATCCTCAACCAGCAACAGTATAACGGCATCGCCGTTAAGACTGTGACCAGCACTTACCCGCAAGTCATCTGGGTTAACATGACATACCCCGACATTGAAATGTACATCTACCCCGTGCCCACACGGGTGTTGGAATGGCATTTTGTTTCAGTGGCTGAACTGCATCAAGCCGCGTCACTATCAACCGTGTTGGTGTTGCCGCCAGGTTATTTGCGGGCGTTCAAATACAATTTGGCGTGCGAACTGGCGCCAGAGTTTGGCGTCGAGCCGTCGCCCACTGTGTCGCGCATCGCCATGACCAGCAAGCGTAATCTGAAGCGCATCAACAACCCAGATGACATTATGAGCTTGCCGTACAGCATCGTTGGCACCCGCCAGCGGTTTAACGTTTTTGCCGGCAACTATTGATGAAAATGCCAATTCTGGGGCAGGCGTATGTGGCTCGCAGCGTCAACGCTGCGGACAACCGCATGGTCAATCTGTACCCCGAGGCGACGCCCGAAAACGGCAAAGACGCTGGCTTTCTCAACCGCGCGCCTGGTCTGCGGCTGTTAGCGACGTTAGGGACTGGCCCTGTGCGCGGGCTGTGGCAATTTGGGGCGTACGGCTATGCGGTGTCCGGCAACACGCTGTACCGCGTGGACGCGGCGGGTACGGCGACGGTATTAGGCACGGTGTCTGGCAGTGGGCCGGTTAGCATGACCGACAATGGCACGCAGCTGTTTGTTGCGTGCAACCCGCTCAGCTACATCTACAACGCCAGCACCGGCGTGTTCGCGCAAATTACCGACCCTGACTTTCCCGGCGCGGTAACGGTGGGGTATTTGGACGGGTACTTCGTGTTCAACGAACCCAATTCGCAAAGGATTTGGGTCACTCAGTTGCTGGATGGAACGTCGGTAGATCCGTTGGATTTTGCTAGCGCCGAAGGTTCCCCTGACGGTCTGCTTGCCATTGCGATTGACCACCGCGAGGCGTGGCTGTTTGGCACCAACACCGTTGAGGTGTGGTACAACTCAGGCACGGCAGCGTTTCCGCTGGAGCGCATACAGGGCGCATTTAACGAGCTTGGTTGCGCGGCTCCGTATTCAGTAGCCAAGATGGACAATGGGCTATTCTGGTTGGGCTCCGACGCCCGTGGCAACGGTATGGTCTACCGGGCGAACGGTTACACCGGTCAACGGATTAGCACACACGCCATAGAGTTTGCCATTCAAAGCTACGCGACCATCTCCGACGCCATTGGCTACACTTACCAGCAGGACGGCCATTCGTTTTATGTGCTGATTTTTCCAACCGGCAACGCTACTTGGGTGTACGACGTTGCAACCGGCGCTTGGCATGAACGGGCCGCGTTCAGCAACGGCCAATTTACGCGGCATATCAGCAACTGCCAAATGAATTACAACAACGAAATCGTGGTGGGCGATTACGCCAACGGCAATATCTATGCGTTTGACCTCGATGTTTATGCGGACAACGGCGCGGTACAGCGTTGGCTGCGGTCGTGGCGGGCGATACCGTCGGGGCAAAACAACCTAAAACGAACGGCGCAGCACTCGCTACAGCTTGACTGCGAAACGGGCGTTGGCCTTAACACCGGGCAAGGCAGTGACCCTCAAGCCATGCTCCGTTGGTCTGACGATGGTGGTCACACTTGGTCAAACGAACATTGGACATCAATGGGCGCAATTGGGTCGTATGGCACGCGGGCCATTTGGCGCCGGTTAGGGATGACGGAAAAGATTCGAGACAGGGTTTACGAAGTGTCCGGCACCGACCCAGTAAAAGTAGCCATTATCGGCGCTGAATTGACCGTATCTGCAACTAATGGCTGACAATACCACTAATATCACACCACCACGCGTTCCATTTTTGGACGCGCGAAACGGTCAAATATCACGCGAGTGGTATCGATTCTTTCTAAACCTGTTCACCATTACCGGCAACGGAACCGGCGTTACGCCTATTGCAAATGGCGGAACAAACTCTACGTCTACGCCGCAATCAGGCGCCATAGCGTATGGTGACGGCGCGTCATATAGATTTACGACGGTTGGCTTGCCCGGACAAATATTGACCAGCAACGGCGCCGGTTCGCCGGGGTGGACTACGGCGACAGGGGGCTCTGTCACCAGCGTGGATGTATCTGGCGGCACCACCGGGTTTACAACGTCGGGCGGCCCCATAACATCGTCGGGCACAATTACGTTGGGTGGAACGTTAGTAGTAGCCAATGGCGGCACTAACTCAACCGCAACTCCTACTGCTGGGGCCGTCCCATACGGCACCGGCACGGCGTATGATTTTACTGCGGTTGGCACTGTAGGTCAGGTGCTGACCAGCGCAGGTGCTGGCACGCCTACTTGGGCCACACCAACCACTGGCACAGTTTCTAGCGTTGATGTATCAGGTGGCACAACGGGCTTAACCACTTCGGGTGGCCCAATTACCAGTTCCGGCACCATTACGTTAGCAGGCACTTTAATAGCAGCTAACGGCGGTACCGGCTACTCCACGTATACCATTGGCGATATTCTTTACGCGTCCAGCACCACGGCGCTATCTAAATTAGCAGATGTTGCTACCGGAAACTCTCTTATTTCGGGCGGCGTAGGGGCCGCGCCGTCATGGGGCAAAATTGGTCTGACGACGCATGTGTCAGGCACACTTCCGATTGCCAACGGCGGCACTAACGGTACGGCAACACCCACGGCGGGGGCGGTTTCTTACGGCACTGGTACGGCGTTTGGCTTTACGGCTGCTGGTACGTCAGGCCAAGTGCTGACTAGCGCTGGCGCTGGTATACCTACTTGGACCACCCCAACTACCGGCACGGTGACCAGCGTTGGGCAGACGTTTACCGGTGGCCTTATATCGGTGGCCGGGTCGCCTGTTACCGGGTCTGGCACGCTGGCGTTAACGGTTGCGGGGACGTCAGGCGGCGTTCCGTACTTTTCATCCGCAAGTACCTGGGCATCATCAACTGCGTTGGCGGCAAATGCTTTGGTCATCGGCGGCGGTGCTGGCGTAGCGCCTGCGACCACTACAACGGGCACCGGCGTTGTCACGGCGTTGGGCGTCAACACTGGAACTGCCGGCGCGTTTGTCGTCAACGGCGGCGCGCTGGGCACGCCGTCCAGCGGCACGGTGACCAACTTGACCGGTACGGCGTCTATCAACATCAACGGCACTGTAGGCGCTACAACACCTACTACCGGCGTGTTTACTACGCTGATTGCCAATACCAGCGCGGGCATAGGGGCTATCGCGACAGCGGGTAATAATTTTTACAACGCTAAAACCATTACTGGCGCTACGAATGCAAACGGTAACATCACCGTTGCGACTATTCAAAGTGATGTTACTGCTGCTGGTCGGGGATATGCAACCGTTCTGGCAACAGCCGCCGCATCGTTTTCTACGACAATCCAACATTTTTACGCCGGTCAAGGCACTATTGGCGTAGGGTCAACTGTAACATCCCAAATTGGATATTATTCAGAATCAAACCTAGTTGGTGCTACTAATAATTATGCTTTTAATGCCAGTAACACCGCCGCCGTAACCGCGGGCAAAACTGCTTATGGGTTCTTCTCTAGCGTCAACACTGCTACCGGCGGCGGTACAACTTGGGGCTTTTTTGCCAATGGCACGGCCAATAATTATTTTGGCGGCAATGTTGGCATTAGCCGAACTCCTACGACCAACTTGGATGTCAACGGCTCAATTGCTTTTCGAGCGCCCAGCCTAATCAATGCGGCCACCTACACGGTAGCGACCACCGACGTATCGCTGCGATTCACGACCACGGCCTGCACGGTCACCTTGCCAGCCGCCGCAAGTTTTACAGGCCGCGTTTTGTATTTGAACAACGTCACGGCGATTGCGGTAACTTCTGCGTCATCCAACGTCATTCCCTTGGGGTCCAACACGGCGGGCACAGCAATTCTTGCGGCGACCGCCGGTAAATTTGCTATGATTCAGTCAGATGGGACCAACTGGATTACAATGATGGCTAACTAAGCCTTCGGAGATTGTCATGTCAGTCACGCTTTCGCCGCCCCCTAAACTGCAATTCTTCGATTCAAATGGCAATCCATTGTCTGGGGGGCTTTTGTATTCGTACGCGGCTGGCACCAGCACCCCGCTGGCAACTTACAATGACGCCTCGGGCACGACGTACAATACGAATCCCGTCATCTTAGACTCCAGGGGCGAGGCCGATGTTTGGCTTGGTGCTGCATCGTACAAATTCAAATTGGCGACCGCCGCAAACGTAGACATTTGGACCGTTGATAATATCGGTGGTGGCGACCAGTTTGGCACCGTGCAGTTTCTGACCGGCGTAAGTGGTTCGGATACCATTACGGCCACCGTAACTTCTTCAAGTTTCATTGCGTACGCCGCCGGACAAATGTTTAATTTTGTTGCTGCCGGAACTAACGCAACTTCTAGTGTGACGTTGAACTTGAACGGGTTGGGTGCAAAAACGGTCACCAAAAAAGGTACGCTAGCGTTGGCAGCTGGCGACATCTTAGCCGGCCAAGTAATTACGGTGGTGTACGACGGCACCAAGTTCCAGATAACCAATGCCGTCTATCTATCTGCGCCGCCACCGATTGGTGACGTCACGCCTAACACCGGCGCGTTTACCACGCTGGTTGCCCCGACGGTCAACGGCGACACGCGCTTTAACGGCAACGTCGGCATGGGCGTCGCCGCTTCTGCTGGCTACCGGCTTAACCTTTTAGCGGCGGCGGGCGACAACGGCGCGTATATCTCAACGCCCGAATTAGTTCCGGCGTATTTTGTGTCCACCGATGCTTCGGCCACGGGCATGAGCGTGTACTACTACAAAGAAAGCGCGACCCCCGCCGCAAACGACGACATGGTTAACTTGCGGATGTTTGGCAACAACAGCGCTCTTGCGATTACGGAATATGGCCGAATTGGTTCTGATGCGCCCAACGTAACTAGCGGCGCCGAAGACGGGCGGATGGTGTTTCGCGTCATGGCGAATGGCACCCTGACGACCGGAATGGTATTGGACGGCAGTTCATCTATTGATTATGGCTTGGGTATCGGGACCACCAACCCGAACGGTAGAGTCCACATCGTAGACGCCGTAAACCGCACTGAAGCCACCGCGCAGCTTAGTATAGGTGGCAACGGGTATACCGCCGCGCACTTTTTGGACGCTACAGCGTACAAGATAAAACACAGCAACGGGTCGCGCTCGATACAAGTGATTGCAAACACCAACGGCGTTGAGTTGGCCCCAGGCACCACCTCATGGGCCGCCATTTCCGACGAACGAGAAAAAGACATCATCGAGCCAATTTCTAATGCGCTGATGAAGCTGGCGGATATTCGTACTGTAATCGGAAAGTATAAGACCGACCCAGAAGACACCCGAAGAAGCTTTCTTATCGCGCAGGATATTCAAGCCGTACTTCCCGAAGCCGTGAGTGAATCCGATGGCGTGCTGAGCCTTCGGTACGCCGAGGTTATCCCCCTGCTGCTGGCGGCGGTTAAAGAACTAACCACCCGCGTCGCCGTGTTGGAAATTAACGCAGGCCCATAGCGTATGGCATACCGCAGGCCAAAGAAGGGGGACGTCCGCGTCTTTAACGGCGTGAAGGTCCGCTTCGGCGTGTCTGGCGGGTTCAAGCACGATGAGGACGTCAAGCGGTTCGCCAATTCGCCGGGTGCTGGGCTGTACGCTCGCGGAATTGACCCCGAGTCACCGACCGTAGAGCAGGACACACTCGCCTGGCTAAAGCGGTATCGCGAAAACCCGAACAACCGCAAAGGCCAAGCGGGCTACAACCGCGCGTTTAGCGAAGCCCAGTACGGGCGCGACGACGCGCGGCAGCCGGGGCTAAAGACGCTGATGGCGCAGAACCCCAACGCGCCGGTACATGCTCTGTTCGACATGACGGCGCGGAACTATCAGGCGCAGAACGCCCTAGCGCCGCGCGACTTCGACGTGATGACGATTCTGGACCCCATCATCGCCACCGGCCTTGGGTTCATTAACCCGGCGCTGTCGGCGGCGTATATGGGCGGTCGCACGGCGGGTGAAGGTGGCGATTTCTTGGACATCGCGCTAAGCGCCGGCGGCGGCTATCTTGGCGGCATGAGCGGCGCCAGCCTAAAAGCTGGCGTCAGCGCTGCTGGCGGCTGGGCTAACTATGCGCGAAACATCGGGTCGTCGCTTGCCAACGCACCCAGTAATATATCAAATTACCTAAAATACGGGTCTGAACTGGGCGCTAAAGAATTTACCAGTCTTTTTCCCGGCGGCGCGGGCGAGTCGATACTTAACAATATTAACACCACCGCGCTATTTCCTAACGCGGCTTGGGTATCTGAAGGCGCGAAAGCTGGATTATCTAACGCCGCCAAAGCGGCAGGTGCAATCGGCACCGCGAACACGTTATCTAAAGGTGCTGGCGCACTTGGAACGCAAGCAGGGGCTAAAGGAGGCGCAATGAGTTGGGTGAGTGATGCGGTAGATTTCACAAAAGATACGCTAGGCACTGTCAAAGATACGTTTGGCATCACAGGCGGTGATATTTTACGCGGCGGCGCCAATTTGATTTCGGGCGCAATGAGCGCTGACGCCGCCCGCGAAGCCGCGCGGATGCAAGCCAACGCAGCCACCGCTGGGGGCCAGTTAGCGTCGCAAACCGCCGACAAGCAAATGGCCTTGTTGGAGAAAATGTTCAACAAGCAAGTTGAACTGCAAGAGCCCTTTCGGCAGAGCGGTGTGGCGGCGCAAAACCGCATGTTGGATTTGTTAGGGCTTAGCTCAAATCGAGGCGCAGCGGGCTACGGGTCGCTTGCCAAGAACTTTGGTATGTCTGATTTTCAAACCGACCCCGGCTATGCGTTTCGTATGCGCGAAGGTTTGAAAGCGTTGGACCGGCAGGCGGCGGCGAGAGGCGGTCTTATCTCTGGCGGCGCGCTCAAAGCCGCCCAAGGCTACGGTCAGGAATTGGCGTCGCAGGAATACCAGAACGCATATAATCGATACCAGACCAACCGAACGAATCTGCTGAACCCGCTTCAGAGTTTGGCGGGCGCAGGGCAGACGTCGGCGAATACAATGGGCGCTGCGGCAGCGGGGTATGGTAGTGAAGGTAGCAACGCGCTGGGCGGTGCGGGTACGGCGCAGGCTAACGCCATTCAGAACGCGGCGAATGCGCGGGCGTCGGGGTATTTGGGTTCGCAGCAGAGTTGGAATCAGGCGATTCAAAACACTGCCGCGATACCTGGGCAGTCCCAGCAGAATGAGTTTATGAACGCGCTGATGCAGAGATATCTTAGCTAGGGGATAGAGTAATGCCATTAGACCCAGTTCTTGCCCAGGGCATCGCGCCGATTAACTTCGCCGGCCCCGACCCGGCGACGAAGATGAATCAGCTTGCCATGATGATGAAGATGCAAGGTCTTCAATCAGAAGGGCAGCTAAACGCGTTAAAGCTGACCGAAACGCAACGTGAAATGGCTGACGTTGAGGCAATGAGAGAGGCTATTCGGACTGGCGCTGATTTTCGCGACCCTAAAATTGCATCTCAGTATGGCGCAAAAGGTCTTGCCATGAATAAAGCCTTAATCGATGCCGACAGTGCTGACCTAGACCGCAAAACCAAAATTGCCACCGCTGGCCGTGATATTTGGTCGCGTATTAGCGACCAAACATCTTACGAAGCCGCGTTACCAGAACTAGAAGCGCTTCGCCCAGGTTCGACGGCTAACCTTCCTCCCGTGTTTGACCAGAAGTTGGTCGCCCAAAACGTGATGGACGCCAAAACCTTTTTGGACCAATACAAACCCGACGACTTTGAGCGCAGGGTAATCGCGGCAGGATATGCGAAAGGTTCGCCGGAATACACGCGATTGATGCAACAAAAAGTCAATCTAGACACGACGCGCGCGCCCACCGACGCAAGCCAATTGCCGGCGGATGTCCGCACGGTTAACTGGCTGATGACACAACCAAAAAACGTACAAGACATGTATTTCAAGATGTCTGGCAAAGGCGACACGGGCAAAGTCGCGCAAGTTATCACCGACAACGCCGGCAACGTCAGGATGTTTACCGCAAGCGGCGAAGAAGTCATACCTAAGACCGCTGAAGGAGCGCCGCCGCCTAAAGGCAAGCCCAGCGCGACGTTTGAGAAAACCGCCGCGCAACGTAAACAGTTAACTTTAGACCTTGACCGCGCTATTGCTGAGCTTAGCGCTGCCGCTGAGGATGGCGGTCTTATTGACCAATCTACGGGTAGCGGGCTGGGGCAGTTAGCCGATACGGCAGCAGGCGCTATTGGGCAAGCCACCTCAGGTGCGTTAGCTATTTCAGAATTGCAACCTGTCGCGGATTTGGTGTTGAAACTGGTACCGCGATTTGAAGGCCCGCAATCAGATAAAGATACGCAATCATATGAAAAAGCTGCTGGTCAAATTGCAAATGGGAACCTTCCGACTGCAATTCGTAAAACGGCGGCGCGCAAAATTGTGCGTTTGATGACCGAACGAAAAGGACAGTTTGTTAGCCGCGCAATGGCCGATGAGGGTACGTCCGCGCGAGAAACAGCAGCAGGAGCGTCTTCCGAAGATGACCCCGTGGCTCGCGCGGCTAAACTCTTAGACAAATACCCCGGTAAATAACACATGGCGACCATCGAAGAACTTAGCGCGGCGCTAGTTAAAGCCGATGCGGCGGGTAATGCCGAAGACGCTCAAGTGTTTGCCGATGCGATTCGGCAATTAAAACAGCAAGCCACACCAAAAGCCGTTACCCCCGCACCAGCACCTGAGCCCGCGTGGTATGACAAGCCGCTATTCGGTCAGAAATGGCTGGGCGCGCCCAAAGAACTTGTGACCGGCTCCCGTGCGGTGCTGGAAGGCGCGGTGGCGTTGCCGGGGCTGCCGTATGACATCGTGGCCGGTACTGCCAATCTGGCCGGCGCCAATCTGCCGTCCACGTCACAAGGCATAAACAATTTGCTGAACATGGCGGGCGTACCCCAAGCGCCTGAAACCATGACGACTGCCGCCATCCGAGGTGGGGCTGGCGCGCTTACCGGCGCGGGCGCCGCGAATATGTTGGCGAGTGGTGCGATGCGGTTGGGCGCTACGCAGCTGCCCGCACCCGCGCTTGCGTTGTCAGCTACGGCGCCAGGCGCGCGCCTAACAATGCCTCAGTTCCTTGCGCAAACATTTGCCGAACAACCCATCACGCAGGGTATCGCAGGCGCTACCGCTGGCGCATCGTCAGAGCTAGCGCGTCAGTCGGGTGCGGGGACTGGCGGGCAAATGGCGGCTGGGCTGGCGGGTGGTGTGGCGCCTATTGGCGCTGCTAAAGTATTGACTAGCATTGGTGGTTTTCTGGGCAGTGAAATTGGCAAACTTGGTCGGTCAATTTATTCCGGCACCGAAGCCGGGCGGCGCGAGTTGACCGACCGCGTCACCAACGAGCTATACCTAAGGACGTTTGGGGGCGCGACGCCAAATCAACTTCTTGAGCAAGGTGTCACTCCCGAAAACATCGCCCGCATGGAACAGGCGGCACGTTTCGCCCAAGCCGGCGAAACTGGCCAAACTATTGCCGTGCTTCAGCAAGACCCGGTGCTGGCTAACTTTGTCGCGCAGCGTTTAAGAGACGAAGAAGTTGTGCGAAACACAGCCGACGTTGCTCTTGAGCAACGCCAACAGCTTGCTGGCCCGCTGGCCGGCGCGCGTGAATTTGTAGAGGCCACCGGCGCGCGTGAATTGGCGCAGCGGCAAGCTAGTCTTCAATCCGCAGAACAAGCGGCGGAAGGTTTTGCACGGCAAAACGTAGCGGACCAAAATTTTCCGCCGCAAGACCTAGAACAAATAGGGCGGCAAACACGCGGCGCCGCTACGTCGGTTGAAGCTCGTGTGCGCGCAATTACCCGCAACGCTTTTGATGAGGTTGATGCGTTAGGCGCCGATTTGGCACCTATCCCCGCAGGCAGCGTGCGAACCGCAGCGGAAAACATAATAGGCGATGCGGGATTTGCCGCTAAAGACGTCCCTGAATTAGCAAATGCTTTAGCTGCAATTCGCGGACGCACGCAGCGCGGTGGGTTTATGAACCTGCAACGCACTGAAGGCGAGCCCACTATGACGTGGTCGGAATTAACGTCGGTCGTTCGCGCGGTCAATGCCGATATGCGGTCTGTGGCGCAGAACCCAGAACTGCGCCCGAAATTGCGTAACTTGCGCGAGTTGAATCGCTCAGTGCAGGGGCTAATCAATTCCGCCCCCGAAGAAGTAATCCCGCAAGCGCTTAAGACCGCGTTTGCCGACGCAAATGCGCTGTTCCGGCAAGAATATGTGCGTCGGTTTAGGTCCGGCAATCAACAGCGAAACATGCTGTTAAACCGCAACGGCGCGCCGGTCATCGCCGACGAAGATATTATCAAGACCTTTTTTAAACCAGGTGGCGCAACGCCTGCGCGGCGGTTTCTGGACATGCTGGGCGACAACCCGGTGGCGATTGAATCGATGGAGGCGGGTATCCGCGAGCGGTACCGGCAAGAAGTCATCAGGAACGGCGTGGTAGACCCCGCAGCGCACGCTAGGTTCATGGATAAGTACCGAGCCCCGCTAGGCATTTATGAAAACGCTGGCGCTGATTTGTCAGCAATACGCGCGCAAGGTGAAGCAGCGCGTGTGGCCGAAGAAACAGGCGCTGGACTTCGCGGAGCGGTAGATACGGCTCGCAGAAACGTGTCTGATTTTGAGTCTCAGCTTAGGTCGGAAGTAAGGTCTATTTCCGATTTGCAGGCTACGCTGAACGCCGCGCCGGATAACGCAATCGCGGCCAATACGATGGATGACGTTACCCGCGCGGTGCAAGACGTTGAGAAGTTCTTGTCCGACGAGTCTCAGTTTGATGAACTGCTGTCATACGGTCGAAGCGTCCCCAACGCACTTGAGCGCGAAATCAAACCTGAAAGCGCCAAGTTGCCGCTGACCATCATCGAAGAAATTTTGTACAACAACACCAACAAACTGTTGAGCAAATATCTTCGCGGGCCGTTGGCGGCTAAAATCGGCAAAGAACTGCTGGACTCGCCGACGTTACGGGCGGCGTTGGAAAAAGCCGCGTTGGCCGCGTCAAAACGTAAATTCCGCGTGCCGGTTTCAAAACAGATTAGCATGAGCGCCGCGCTTAAAGGTGCTACGATAAACGCGCTAACGCCGAACCCCAACAACAACCGTTTTGGCTCAAAGTCGTTGTTGACCCCAAAAGAAGCCGCGCGTATGGCTGAAGAAGCCGCCGGCAACACCAACCAACTTGGAGCGCCGTAGTGACCCCCCGTGACCGCCTAAGCACTTGGGTCACGCTCATCGCCACAACGACGTTATCGTTGATTCTAGTCTCAATGGTCAGCGGTATGATGATTGGGTTGTTTGACGAGAAAGTGGACAACAACAAGATTTTTGAGGCCATCTTGCCTGCGTTCCAGACCATCGTAGGCGGCTTCATTGGCCTGATTACCGGCATCAAGATTGCCACTGACCAACGCCGCGACGGAGATTAACAGTGGATTACCAAACACTCTTTAACATCATCCTTGGCGTTGTGATGGCAATTATTGGATGGTTTGGCCGCTCCGTGTGGGAGGCTTCCATCGAACTCCGCGCTGACCTTTCGCGCCTGCGCGAGGACATCCCCCGCACTTACATTTCGCGCGAAGATTACCGTGTAGACATTCGCGAAGTGAAAGAGATGCTGGTTCGTATCTTTGACAAATTAGACTCCAAGGTAGACAAATGACGTTTGAAGACGCATTCAAAGTACTCATCGGGCACGAAGGCGGCTACGTCAACGACCCGAAAGACCCCGGCGGCGAGACAAAGTACGGCATATCCAAGCGCGCCTATCCGGGTGAGGACATCGCCGGCCTGACGCTGCCCCGCGCCCAAGCCATCTACCACCGCGACTTCTGGGACGTCGTCCACGCCGACGAACTGCCGAAACACGTTCGCTTTGCTGTGTTTGACGCGGCGGTCAATAGCGGTGTCCGCCAGGCTGTTAAATGGCTCCAGCGCGCGGTGGGCGTCGCGGACGATGGTGTCATCGGCCACAAGACCTTAAGCGCGGTGGTGGCAATGGAGCCGTACAAATTGGCCGCAGTATTCAACGGCCAGCGCCTCAAATTCATGACCGAGCTAGAGACGTTTGGTCGGTTTGGCAAAGGCTGGTCCCGGCGCATCGCTGAGAACCTCATCAACCTACCGTAAGGGGGCGCCATGCAGTACTTTATCGACCGGGCTAAAGAGCCTAGCACCTGGCGCGGGCTGGCGCTGTTCGCTGGCGCCGTTGGTCTGCACATCTCGCCCGAGGCGCTCCCCGCTATCGGGAGCGCCGTCGCTGCGCTTATTTCGGCAATTGAGGTACTGCGGAAAGGCTAATCAGCCGGTCGAGGTACCAGCGGGCCTTCCGCAAGTCCTCGACCCCGTTCTTGCGCTTCCAGCGC